TCGCCGATATAAATATTTTATTACGGCCATTTACCACAGCATCGTAAAACGCTTCGAATGCAAAATAAAATGTAGCGCCAATCTGGCGCGGTTTTAATATAAAGCGGGTGCGATGGTCTTGGTTGTCAAACCAATGTTTTTGGTGAGGATAAAGTAATGTGTCTTTAAGCTCGTTGAGCATTTCAAGGGTAATGCCAGAGCAATCGTTTTTCTTTTTCTTCTTTGATTTTTTGTCATTGCCGTTATGACTGTTGCCGCTGTTATTGTTGGCGGGGTTGTCATTACTTGCGCGCAGTTTTGGGGCTGGGGCTAATTTACTTTTATTAAGTGCGCACAACTGGCGCGTGCAAAAGTCGAGCTCTTTATAGTCAGCATCGGTTTTATCGTCTTTATCGGCCAGTACATTAATGCGTTTGCTAAAGGCCATTTCGGCGTTATAGCTTGGGCACATGTCCTCCCACTTGCCAGCCTCCGACCAACGGCGAATGCTACGCGCACTGGGCATCTCGTCAAGCTCGGCTATTTCGTCCACCGTGTAGCCCTCAACAACATACAAATCTTGTGCTTTTTTGCGTATTTCTGGTCCGTAGTTCGCCATCTATTGCGCCGCTTTTATTAATCCATAGCGGCAGTGTATTCGTTATAAAACGCTTAATCTGTCAGTCAAAAACCTAGCCATTCCTAAAAGTTAAATATAGGAATTTCAAAAAGTTAAACCGTTGGAAAGGAATAAAAAGAGGGTGCAAACTGCAATCACTTTAAAGCAATACGCTTAATTTGCACATATTTAAAAAGGGTTGTTTATGCCAGGTCAACTACGTACTAAACCGTTATCGATTGCCGCTGTAGGTATGACCGTTGACGGCCGCGAAATATCAGAGCAAGACGTAGCCGACATAGTAGAAACCTACAACCCACGTAAATACGGTGCACGCATTAATGTTGATCACGAGTTTAACTGGTCGGGCTGGGCCGCTAAAAATCTTCATAACGTAGATATTCCCGGCATGTTGGGCGATGTAGAAAGCGTTGCAGCCTATGAAAACGAAGAGGGCGTTGTGTGCTTATACGCAGTACTTGCGCCCAATCAAGGGTTTGTAGAGCTGAACAAAGCAGATCAAGCTGTTTATTTTAGTATCGAAATTAGCCGCGATTTTATGGGCACAGGCAAAACCTACCTAACCGGTTTAGCAGTAACCGACTACCCAGCCAGTTGCTATACCGACCGTATCCATTTCAGTAGTAAGAGTAAGCCAGATGACACGGACGTCTCTTTATTAAAAGTTGATTTAGGATCATGTGAGCCTATCGACGCCGCACCTAAAAAACCATTTTTTAAACGACTATTCGCAAAGGAAGAACCCGACATGAACGAAACACAATTAGCCACAGCCTTAAAAGATGCGCTGGGCACACCGCTTAGTGAGTTTGGTAAAAAACTAGACGGCTTAGCCACAAAGCTTGATTCGTTTTCAACCACAAAAGTGGAAGGTGAACAAACGCCGCCAGCTGATGATGAAAACACCGAACTAGCTCAAGTAAAAGAAGAGCTATCAAAAACAAAAACAGCATTAGGTGAACTTAACGACAAGTTTACCAAAGCGTTGAAAGCACCTGCGGGTGATACCACTGACGCCGACGAAGAACCCGAAGGCGATGAGGGTAAATACAGCAACTGTCTGTAATTGCATTCACTCTAACTTAACTTAGCTAAACGCAGGAAAGAATATGAAAACCAGAACTAGAGAATTATTTGTCGCCATTATGGCTGGCATGGCCGTTAATTACGGCGTTACATCAATGAGTGAACAGTTCAACGTTGAGCCTACAACCGAGCAGCGCTTATATGATGCTGTTTATGAATCGGCTGAATTTTTACAGATGATCAACACCGTACCGGTTGACGACTTAGTTGGTCAGTCAGTGATCATGAGTGTAGACGGTGGCGTAACAGGTCGTGCAGGCGTTGAAACTGACGACACCAAAGAGCGTAAAACCCGTGATGTATCAAAGCTCGATAAACGTGAATACCGTTGTTACCCAACAGAATGCGACATTCATATCACATGGGTAAAAATGGATCAGTGGTCTAAGTTCCCTGATTTTCATAATCGTTATCGTAATCACGTACGCCAGGCTATTGCGCTCGACATTATTAAAATTGGTTGGAATGGTACGCACGTAGCTGATACCACAGATATTACAGCCTATCCAATGATGAACGATGTAAACATTGGCTGGCTACAACTAATTCGCCGCGATGCACCCGAGCGCGCAATTAGTGAAGGCGCAACCGCTGGCGAAATTCGTATTGGTGCTGGCGGCGATTACGAAAACCTAGACCAAGCGGTGCACGATGCATTGCAAGGTATTCCAGAGCACAAACGTGCAAACATGGTAGCTATTATTGGCGACGAGCTTTTAGCGCAAGACAAAAACAAGCTGTACGCCAAGCAAGCACATACCCCAAGTGAAAAAACCAAGATTGAGCTGCAACAGGTGATTGATACCTATGGCGGTTTAATGACATACAAAATTCCGTTTTTCCCCGCTCGTGGCATTTTAGTCACCAGCTTTGACAACTTAAGTCACTACGTACAAACAGGATCAACGCGTACCAGTGTAGAAAACAACGCTAAGAAAAAACGCGTTGAAGACTACCTATCACGAAACGATTGCTACTACGTAGAAGACCTTGAAAAAGTAATGTATTTCGAATCAACCAGTATCAAGTTACCAAATTCAGACGGTAGCGCCTGGGTTTAAATTTTCGGTAAATTCCCATTTGGCCGGCTTGTTTNAAGCCGGTCTTTTTAACCACATTAAAGAGTGTTTTTAAATGAGCTTAGTCAAAAAATCATTAGCCAAAGCAGCAAGCAGCGTACCAACAAGCACTGACGAAAAAGCGCCAACGGTCGCGGCAACAGCCACGAGTACCCATGCGCCAACCACTATCACTACGCAAACCGAGTACCAGCTTTATGCAGCAGCCATCGAATCTGACTTAGCTCAATTAAAAACATTTACTGATATAGCCGACAAAGCAACTTACAAGTCTGAAGCGTTAGAACGCCAAGATTATTTAGGGTATATCAATAAATATCGACTAAGCGGCCAGTGCCATCCGAACACGGTTTTAGCATGGGTGTTTATTTGGTTGGTTGATCTTAAACGCTGGGATGCGGCGCTAGAACTCCTGCCGTTTATGATTGAGCAAAAGCAACCGCTACCCACGGTATTTAATACCAAGCATTGGCCTGCGTTCGTTATCGACCAACTCTATGACGATGCAAATTACTACCTATCAGAATCAAAGCAGCAAGGCTTATTTGATATTAGCTATGTACTGCGTGGCTTAATTAATACCGTTAAAAACCAAGATTGGAACGGGCTTGAAGTGGTAGGCGGCAAGTTGTACGCCATTGCGGCAAAGGTTGATGCCGCATTACACAATTATGGTAATGCACTGTTATTTGCAGAGCACGCACAAGCCATTAACGACAAAGCTGGGGTTAAAGGTTTAGTCGATAAGTTAACAAAGCAATTAAAAGCAACGGTTAACGAGTAACAGCTCCAACGCCGGTGGGCAACTTAGCACTTCGTCAGCATTCGTTGTTTGACGCCCTGTGACTAAGTGGCGCCCACACCCAATTTAATGTGTGTTTTTACAGGTGCAATATGAATTTAAGCGGTATGCCACAAGCAGATTTACAAAGCATTAATGTTGATGTGCCAGGCAATGGCTATTACCCGACATTAAGCACGGCTTATTTTATAGAGCATTACGCCGTTGCCCAAGAATACGCCAGCAAAAGTGAGCTGCTTGTTGAAAAGCTAAAGCGCGCACAGACCGAGGTAAACCAAGAACTAGTAAGCGCTGTGCTTACTAACGGCACACCATTAAACGCACAACAAATAATTTTTTATAACGATGCAGTGTATAGCAAAGCCAAAGCTAATTTATTGGTATCCAAGCTTGGCAGTACACACCGTGAAAACGCAACAGCACAGTCGCAATCAGCCATTGATAACTTTGAACACTGGCAACGCGAAAGCATAAACGCCATGCGCTTACTGCAAGCACTAAGCCCTAATTTATCGGTAGAGCTGTTATGAGCAAAAGCAAAATTGAAAAGCTTAAACAGCATTTAGTGAGTGTTGAGTACCAAGGGCATAAGTTGGCACTTAATACCCAGTTTGATAGCTGGATAGAAGGCGGGCGCATAGAGCCAAGTAGTAAAACAATGAATGGTAACGGGTTATTGGCAGCGCGGTTTTATTACTCAGGTGTGATCAGCATTAATCCATGCTTTGCGCCGGCTGCGTTAATTTGTGCCTTTGCATCGTTTTGGTTGCAAAACAATGGCGGGCGTTATGACAGCACCGACATTGAATTTAGCGCCGATGTAAACGACGACAACAGCAATGAAGTAGAGCTGACTATTAACCAGCTGTGCGAAGACATAGAGCTAATACAAACAGACAATGGCCCCTTTGAATTAAACGGTAACCGTTACGACTTTGGCGAGCAAAGTCTATGGGTTGCTGAATCATTTTTACTGCAAGGCACTGTAAGCCGTGCTTAACGTTAAATTTGACGAAGGGCGCAGCAAAGACCAATTAGCGTTTTTACAGCTTAAGCCTAATAAACGGCGCAATATATTACGTCGTGTTATTCGAACAACGAATAAAAGCAGTAAAGAGCGGATCACCAAGCAAACGGATTTAGCAGGCAAAACATGGCAAGGCAGAGCAAGTAGTAAAAAAAAGAAAATGCTCACCAAACTTAAAAAGTTTATGAAGGTTCGCCACAGTGCAAACGACGCCAGTGTTTATTTTTCAGGGGGCAACAGCGGAAAAATAGCCCGCGCCCACCAAGAGGGAATAAGCCTAGATGCAGGCAAGCCAAAAGGTAAAGCGGCTCAAAATAAAGAAGGGCCAGCCACGCGAAATTTAGCCAGGGCATTAATAGCCGAGGGTTACAAAATACCGCGTCGTAAAGGCAAGGGCAGTAAACGCCCAAGCATTAAATGGATAACAGAGAATTTAAGCATTAACCAAGCAGGGTTTTTACTTCGCGATTTAAAGGGCAGCTCAAGTAAGAGTACATGGCAAATTGACTTGCCGGCCCGCTCATTTTTAGGGCAAACGCAGGGCGAAGAAAAGCAGCAAATGAATTTTATTTTAAACCAGGCTATGCACGTTGCGTAGCGCAAAGCAAAAGGAACGATCATGGCACAAGGTAAAGTAACCGTTGCCGCCATACAAACAGGCAGTGGCGCTACGAAACAGATTGAACGCAGTGTGTTGTTTATCGGTCAAGCGAGTGAGAACAACGGCAAAATTTTATCTATTAATGCACAAAGTGATTTTGATGTTGAGTTTGGCGCCGCCGACTCCCCACTAAAAACACAAGTAAAAGCATGGCAACGCAACGGTGATGACTTAGTGAGTGGTTATGCCATCCCGCATGGCGCAGGCGATAACGTAATGGCCCTTATTGATAAAGCAATGGATCAGGATGTTAGCCCTGAAATTATTGTTATTTGTACGCCAGTTACAGGCAAAGCCGACATTGAAAGCTACCAAGCCAAAGCGCTTGAAATTTTATCGAGTCTTGCTCGTCGTGTTCGCTTTTTACTTGCGGCACCTGGCTTAACGGCTGAGCAAAGTTGGCCTGATTTAGTGACTTCATTACAACCGTTAACCGATGGCGTAGTAGGCGATCGTGTGGCTGTTATCCCGCTTTTATTCGGTGACGAACTAGGCGCAGTAACAGGGCGTTTATGTAAAAGCGCAGTCACTATTGCTGATAGCCCAATGCGTGTGCTTACGGGTGCAATGTCATTGATGCCACACCCAGAAGATGCCGCCGGCAACCCCTTAACCAACTCAACCACGGCGGCACTTGATGCGCTGCGTTTTAGTTGTACACAGTTTTATGCTGATTTTGATGGTACGTATTTTGGCGATGTAAACATGCTGGACGCTGAAGGCGGTGATTTTCAAAAAATTGAAATTGGCCGCATTGTTGATATGGCTGCACGTGCTGTGCGCATTATTGGAATTCAAAACGTTAAGAATCGTCGCTTAAACAACAGCAGCACCGGGATTGAATTTGGTAAACGCATTATGGGTAAACCGCTGCGCGACATGGCACGCTCTATCAATATTGGTGCCGATAAGTTCCCTGGTTTAATTCGCGCACCAAAAGACGACAGTATCAACCTAACGTTTATGAATGCGACCACCTTACAAGTCGTACTTAAAGTTAAACCAATCGATTCACCCAACACCATCATTGTTGGGATCATGTTAGATAACGCAGAGTAGGAGCGCAAACATGCAAAAAGTACTAGGCGGTAAAGACTTCGATATCTTCATTGGTGATTCGATGGTTCATGTTATGGAAGCGACTTGCAAAATTACGGATGGGCGCACCGTTAAAAAAGTGCGCGGTATCCCAAAGGGCTTTATTGATGGCGATGTTGAAGGCGAAGTAACACTAAAGCTTGATCATGAAAATTGGTTAATCGTGCAAGCGCAAGCTGAAAAAGCAGGCAGTTGGAAAGGTATTGAACCGTTTGATATTGCGTTTAATGCAGAAGTAGCTGCAGGTAAAAAGAACGTTGAAGCGTTTGGTTGCCTGCCGCAGCTGGACGAAATTTTAAACATTAAAGCCGATGGTGGCGAAGAAGACACCACATCAATCAAGTGTCCAATTACTAGCCCTGATTTTGTCAAAATTAACGGTGTGCCATACCTAACTGACGATGAAGTGAGAGATTTGTAATGACTAAAGCCATTCGCACACTAACTGCCACAACATTACTAAGCACCTTGCAAGCATGTGGGCATAAAGTATTTGAGGGTGAATTAAACCTAAACATTATAGGTATTCGCCATACAAACACCCGTGCCAACACGTTTAACGATGCAATTTGTGTGTTGTATCAGCAAAACAGCGAATGGCAGTTAAAGCAGTATAAAGCCACAACAGATGCCGGTATTTACTGGCGTAAAAACCCAATGAACATAGACGGCACAGCGGTGCTAGTTGCAGGGCAGCATAAAAGCTTATGGACGTTGGGTTATCACCAGGGCAAGTATCGCGCCCTTGTACAGCATAAACCGGTTGTTGTTCTACGTGACAACAACAAAGACACCGAGTTAGACACGGACGTCACACCCCAAGCAGAGCTACAACAAGGTTACTTTGGTATTAATTGCCACCGTGCAAACAGCAAAACCACATCAACCCAAGTTGATAAGTGGTCAGCCGGTTGCCAGGTGTTTGCAAATCCCAATGACTTTGATGAATTTATTGCTTTGTGCGAGCAATCAGCAGCTAAGTACGGCCCTTATTTTACCTACACACTGCTAGAACAAGCAGATATTAAAGAGAGTATTGATCATGGCGTTTGAGAAAAAAATCACATTAGAAACCCCCGTTGGCGAAATCACATTTAATGTAAATGGCGCCGACTACAACAAATACATTAACTCGACTCAGCCAAATAACAAGGTGCAGCCAGCAACTAATTTTTTATTAAACACAGTGGTTGAAGCCGACGCTAAAAAGCTCAAAGAGCTGGTACAGCAACCGGGTGCAGCGTTATTTTTAGTGGGTGCAATTGTTGAAGAATACCAACCTGAGTTTAATTTTACGGTAAAAAAATCGAAAGCCGAGCCAAGCAAATAGGCAAAAGCAGGCTCGATCAGTTACTGGCATACCACGCTAAGTATTTTGGCAACCAACCAGTAACTGACGAGAGCTTGGCGCAGGCGCTTTACCTTGAAACATCACAGCAAGAAAACTTTGTAACCGCCGTAAATAACGGTATTTGCACAGCATTAGGCGGCGAGTAATTAATGGCAACACTCAGCAAATTAGACAAGCTTACTTATTCAATCGGGATCATCGATAAGGTGACGGGTCCGGTTAATAAAGTGATGGCTAAAATAAATCAGCTGAGTCAGCAAACTGCCGCCGCACAAGATCAAATGATGCGCGGAGCAACCACGGCCGTGGGTGGAGGTTATGCCCTTGCTAAATCGCTCGCGCCTGCAATTGACCACGTTGCTGCTTTGGGCGAGGTGCAATCACTGGGCGTTACCGACGACGCCTTGCAACAACTGACTAAAACAGCCTATAAGTTTGGTTTTCAATTTGGGGGTAACTCGGCCGAGTTCGTCCGCAGTGCTTACGATATTCAATCAGCTATTGCCGGCTTAAATGGGTTTGAGCTATCTGAATTTACCAAAACGTCAAACATACTAGCGGTAGCAACCAAAGCCGACGCAG